CTGTTGCAGCGGAAATGGGATCAAGCCGCCAGCCTGCATGGTGCGGTGTTTGGACAGGAACAAGACCAGTTGAATGGACTACAGGAATCGTCAATGGGCAACCTCGGTGCTTTCATTTTTCCGTTGATTACTCAGCGACAAACGATGGTTCTTACATTTCGCTTTGGGAATCATTCACGCAAAATCGAGTTGACTCATATTTGAGCATCAATGCGGATGAAACAACAACGGATCTCTTCAATCGCATTTACTGTCAGGTTGAAACTGGTCTTCTTGGAGACAGCATGGATTTCAAACAGTTTGTTTATGCAGAGCTTGAGTGCTGCGAGATTGGAGGAACGGCAGATGTCAAGGCATCATATCGAGGCAGCAAGGGAAGGTATCAATCAATACTTGACACGCGCATTCTGGCAGTCACGGAAGATTACCAATGGCAAGACACTCCATTTGCTGCAGAGATTGAAAAGTTTGGTTTTCTGAATACGCAATATCGTCGCCTGATTACCGAATCAACAACTCGAAATGCAGTGGCTGAAACTTGCGAATCATATCTTACAACAGACATTGATAAGGGTTTTTCTATGCTAGTTGAGTGGTGCGGAGAGTTCGGTGTAGAGACAATTAGGATGTTCCAAGATCCGTGGAGCGAGAAGTCAACTGGCGTTCCAAATTCAAAAGAAAAACAATCTTGTCTGGTTGCTCAAGATGGATCAACATTGACTCTTGATTTGCTACCAAGCCCATATGAAGCACCGCAAACAGACCAACAATCTTGGTACGCGAAAGTTTATCGAACTGTAACTTTAACCTGTCCATCACTATCTTCAATTTCTGCAACTGCGGCAGCGTCATTCTTGTCAAGCATTTCATTTACTCACGCTGAAGAACAAGCTGGAATTCTTGCTGAACAAGCGGCAAATGCAGCGGCAAACCAATACAGAATACTTAATCCTTGCTAATATGCCATCCATCGTTGACGCTTCTGTAAAAGTAACAAGTTTTCCTAACCGCTTTGTTTCACCATTTGGCGATGATCCTGTTGTGCCACTCTATTCTTCTGTTCCAATTCCAGTCGATGCTGAAAATTGCCTTCCTTGTGTTGTGTGCGGTAATTTTGCCACACGTAACAAGGTTATTCAGCAACAAGCGGAGAGGTTCAAAGGATACTTGCCAACTGAATTGAGCGGAAATGAAGTGGTAGTTGGAACAAATTAAATAAATATATGCGAACTAAAATTGAATATAAATTAGCAAGACATGGAACGAACGAATTCTACGAATTGCAAGATTTTGCACAAGAATTTGACCATGAAATCATCGAGCATCCGAATATCAATGTTTACGCGCATTATTCTAATGGCAAGTTATTTGGATATTCTGATCATGTATTTCTTCCTGTCGTCTATCCTGCTTTTCACCCCAAGCATACGCGACCACAAGACGTTATCCAAGTAATGAGCGATTGGAAGGCGCATTCGCAACTTTCTGGTCAACCCGGATACATTGGAGTTCCGCTAATCAATGATCGGCCTAATTTTAACAACGAAATTATGAATAAATTAGGTTTGACAAAAATGGATCGTGAAATTTATAGTATGAACAATTTTTAATCATGGGTGGCGCAAAAAAAGTTGATGCTAAAAAGTATTTGACAAAACCAGATTCCTCGCGGGATTTGGCCATCATGCTTGCCATGCAGCAAGCACAAGCAAGGCAGCAAGCTACGCAAGGTGAATTGTTGCAAGCATATGCAAATATGTCTCCAGCACAGCAGGAATATAATGCTTCCGCTGAATCAAAACGACTTGCTGAACTTGGAATGGCAAATGTTCAGCGTTCCCGCCAAATGGAGCAAATGATGTCTCCAGAAGCAGCGCAAATGCGTCAAGCTCAAGGTGCTGAACTCGCTCAACTTGCAAGCATGGAGAATGCCGCTCAATACATGAACGAATGGGCACGTAATCAAGGTCTTATTCAAGGATACGAAACAGGTCTTGGTGATTCCACTGTTGGACAAGCTGCAACATACGATGCGGCACTGAAAGCCAAAGCAAACTACGATCAGCAAAACCTTGCGCTCCAGCAAGAGATTCTTCGTCAAATGCAAGCTCCAGTTGGCGGAATTGATCCTTCAACTTCTATTTCCGCACAAGAAGCGGCAAAGGCAGCAAATGTGCAAGCTATGCAGAATTGGCAAAATGCCATGTATGGAAACATTGGTGGATATAACCAATCTGTTGCCGATCAAATGGCTCAGATTGGAGCAGGATTCCAAGGCATTAACCAAACAGCACAACAAAACGCATTGAATTATAAAGGTGCATTGCTTGGTCAACAAGCGCAAAATCAAGCATCTAATGCCGCAATGACTGGCGCGTATACTCAAGCCGCTGGATCGGCACTTGGTGGAATTTCTGGTGGATTGGCGCAAAGATTCGCTCCAGTAGGCGTTGCAAAAACAGCAACAACTGCTGTTCCTGTTTAATATGGCTTACAAATTACCAAGTTCAGCAACAGCACTACAGGGTTTAGGAATGCAATCGCAAGGACAACTTGCTGCGTTGCAAAATCAAGCCAACCTGCTTAAATCTTACACATCTCAGGCTCCAGTTATGCAGTCCTTTGATGCCGCAAAGACATCACAGCAAGCGGCAGAATTTGGAATGGACAATTTGCAGCGATCAAGGGAATTTGATCGTTTGCTAAATCCAGAAATTTCCAAGATGCGCGATGAGCTTGGTTCCAAGGTTGCCGAAGCAACAAATCTTGGCGCAACCAAAAACTGGATGGACAACTGGGCGGTTAAAAAGGGCTTGATGAACCAATCTGGACTTGGAACTGATAGCCTTATTGGAAGGTCTGCCGTTTACGATCAAGCTACTGAAGCTGGAAGGCAAGCAAGGTTGCAAAATCTTGCAATTCAGCAAGGGTATTTAGCGCAAACTCCAGCACCAATTGGAGGTCTTGATCCAGCATCAATTATTGCAGCAGAACAGGCAGCAAAAGCGCAAAACCTTTCCGCAATGCAGCAGTATCAGGGAAATGTCATGCAAGGAACGCAGCAACTTAATCAATCGACAACGGATTGGATTAATTCTAACCTTGGACAACTTCAAAAGATCAATCAAAATCAGCAACAAAGTCAGCAGAATTACGAGCAAATGATGCTTCAAAATGCTCAACAAAATGCTGCAAGTGCAAATCAACAACAAGGACAAATGATCGGTGCTGGTGGAGCGGCAATTGGAGCGTTGGCGGGTGTGGCGATTATTATTTAATGAAAAAACTAATAGATACAACAATACATAAAATACAAGAATGGAACAAAAGATGGCCAAGAGCAGTAGTTTTGTGGAGCGGAGGTAAAGACTCAACAGCACTGCTTCATCTAATCAAATTTGGCGCGGGAATTGATATTCCTGTTATTCAGTATCGTGAACCTAAGTTGCGCGAGCGATATGCGTATTCGGATCGTTTGATCAAAGAATGGAAGCTGGAAGTTTATGACTATCCTCCGAGCAAAATAGCAATCGCTGATGGGCCTGATGTTGAAACTGGCGAACTACGCTTTGACTTCATCAAATATTACCAATGGGGCCAAGGAACTGCTGTGTGCCTTTCTCTCGGAACCGAGCGACCAAAAGAAGGTGAAGACTTTCTGTGTGCCGTTACTGACGTTCTACAGCGTCCTACAGGCACGTTTAATTGGCCTTGGGGCGCAGTATACATTGGCACGAAATACAGCGACACAGATTTGATTAAAGGTCACGTTCCGCTTGCGGTTGATATTCGATATGCAGACAATTCTCCAATGTCATTATATCCAATGCGAGATTGGACGGACGATGATATTTTCCAGTATTTGGAAGACAATGGGGTTCAGCCAGACCCGACAAGATATGTGCAAGATTATTACAAATGGAAAAACAATCCAAACAAGTCACTTAATGCAGACTTTTATCCGATTTGCTTCAATTGCGTGAACAGGCATGAAGGAAAATATGTTGATTGTCCTAAATTAAAGGCTAAAATATCCAATATTTCTCATCTTGCGCCATACGAAGATTTGGTTAATGAAGACCTTGGATTTCGACCTGTAACATGGAACAAGTAGATAATTTTGACTGCAAATCATGCGGTGCTTGTTGTTGCTTCAAGTGGTCTTGGCCTGTATTGAGACGAGATCGTTTAGATGCTGTAAACATTCCGAAGGAAATGGTAAGAACAGATTTTCCACTGATGAAAACAATTGATAATCGTTGCATTGCTCTTGATGGAAAGGTTGGCAAGTCTGTTTGTTGCAAAGTTTACGATGATAGACCAAATTCTTGCAGACAATTTGAACCCGGAAGTTACCTTTGCAAAGAA